CCCGAGGGGCGCCGCGCTTTCCGACGATGCACGCTTGGGACGCAAAAGGACGCCCCCATCGTGGGGGGATCACGTCCGATGCGGGGGAAGTCTCGACCTATTTCGATGACCAGGGCGAGCGCCAACCGCTGTCCGTCTCGTTACGCGATCCCGAGTCAGTGGCGTTCCGTCCGCCGTGGACCAAGGTGGCCGAGCCGATCCCCGATACGCTCACAGAGGACCTGGAAAAAGGGCTGCTCCAGTGTCCGGTGGACGGCTGGGCGACAAACTTCAAGCCCGAGTCACGCTCCTCCTATAACATGGCGCGTGGGCGCATGGTGCGTCACTGCAAGACGAGCAAGGATGAGCGGGTGCGGGAGTTCGCGCTCAAAGCCTTTAGCTAGCCATGCCCTCTGAGTCGACGTTTGCGGTTCCGGTCCAGCAAGACGCGCCGCCGCCGATCGAGGAGCGTCTTCACTTCTGGCATCCAAATCGGTTTGGGGTGCGGTTCGCGCCCGCTGACTTTCGAGAGAAACTGCACGCGATCCATACCGACCTGGAGATCACCTGGCATCCCGTTCGAGAACGATGGCTGGTCTGGTATCGTCGTCCGCGGATTCAGCATCCGATCTCGGCTGGATGGCTTCTCCTGCTGGTTGTTGAAAACTCGACGGAGGAGTATGTGCCACTTGACGACCGCACGCTTGCTGCGGTCTACGAGCAGAGCGGCTTCAAGTGGGGCTCGGGAAAACAGTACTGGGCGCGTATTGAAGACGAGGCGCAGCGCGATCATGCTGCGCGTGATGCGACACGCACGCAACTCATTGAGGATGTCGGCAGCGCGCAGTGGGATCACACCAAGATCCAGGTGAGTATGCGCGGTCCCTCGTCAGGCAGTAAGTTCGTGCGACATCACGCGGGAGACTAAATGGCCACCGGACAGTCCATGCTCAACACGATGGAAGTTCTGGACCGGGGACTCCAGCTTCAGTCGGGAGAAACCGGGGCGCTTAATGCCTCGCAGGACCACTTCGAGTCGCTGATGGCGTTGCAGCCCAATGCGTTGGCCTCCTCTGCGGCGACGGTGACCACGGCAGCGAGTACGGAAACGACGGCGTTCCCGACGGGTGTGATTCGGATTGACCGGCTCCAGTTCATCGACCCGGACACCGGTCGTCCGGCGTGGGATCTTGAGCGGGTCGGCCCGGTCGGCGATCACTACGGGCAGGAGACGACGTTTCCGTCCATTGCGTTTGATTCGACAACGAGTGGACGGCCCCGGCGGTATTACACCAACGGGACGCTGATTTACTGGGATCCACTTCCCGATGCGACCCATACCGTGCGGTATTACGGGCTCAAGGTGGCCGACGACATCACGGCGGCGGGCACGTTTGCCTACCCCGACATGGCCGCACTCGCCGTCGCGCAGTTTGCGGTCAAGATGTTACGGACAGGCAAAGATGACGATGTGTCCTCGATTACCGAGGTCGGGATGCAGGTGTTCGGCCCGGTGATTCAGAGCATGGCGCGTTTTAACCGCGACCGACCGCCCGGGTATGATTATCGCTACTACCATACAGAATAGGAGCGCCTGATGGCGTCGAAGCAGGAAGATTTTCAGGATACGCATGATGCCCAGCTTGTGAAACGGGCCGCCATTGACGGGGCGACGAGCGGGAACAATACGCTGGTGGCTGCCGTCACCGGGAAGAAGATCCGGGTGCTGGCGCTGTTTGTCACGATGACGGGGACAGCCGTGACGATTCGCTTCGAGGATGGGGCGGGCGGAACGGCCTTGACGGGGCAGATGGGACCGACAGCAGGACAAACCATCGTGCTGCCGTTCAATCCGGTGGGCTGGTTTGAAACCTCCGACGCCACCCTCTTGAACATGGAACTCAGCGGCGGCCAGTCGGTGGACGGGTCGCTGGTGTATATCGAGGCGTAACGATGGCCTATCGACGACGACGAGGCACGCAAACAGACAGGGACGTAGCCGGACGCCTGCCGACCTCGGCGGATCCGCTTGTTGCGCCCGATCCGAATCGGCTACAGATTCATTATGATCGTGAGTGGAATGAGGCCGTGGAGGATCTTCAGGAGGGATTAGGCAATTACGAGAGGAACCGTCGTGGCGGAAGCGAGCCTCGGCCCGGACGTTGGACAGAGGACGATGTGTGGCGGGCCCTTCAGCGGAGCCCGGGACTCCTCAGCCCTGTACTCGACCCAGAACGCGGTCGGGCGACAGAGGACGATGTGAGGCGGTATCTTATGTATCTGGAGTCGATCGGTCTCGGTCGACAATGATGGGATCGGAACATGGCCGATATTGAAGTCACCAACACCGATGCGGATCTAAGTGGCAATACGCTTGTCACTGAGGAGAATGCCTACACGATCACCGGGTTGCATACTTTCAGTCGCAGCACGAATGCCCCGTTTGCGGTGGTGTCTGGTGCGGCCCTGGTGGCGAACCTTGACGCTGACAAGCTCGATGGGCAAACCGGTAGCTACTATATCGACCCTGCGAATCTGAGTAGCGCCGTTGGCGTCTCCAAGGGTGGTACCGGGGCGACCTCGCTCACCGATGGAGGAGTCCTCCTCGGAAATGGAACGAGTGCGGTAACGGTAATGGCTGTCCTCGCCGACGGAGAGATGATTGTCGGTGATGGCACGACGGACCCGGTGGCTGAAAGTGGCGCGACGTTACGGACGAGTATTGGTGTCGGGACCGGAGATAGCCCCCAGTTCACGGCGATCAATCTCGGCCATGCGAGCGATACCACCCTGACCCGTGCCAGTTCAGGCAATGTGTCCATTGAAGGCAACGCCATCTATCGCGCAGGGGGCACCGATGTGCCGGTCACCGATGGGGGCACCGGGGTGTCGTCGCTCACTGACGGCGGCGTTCTCCTGGGGAGTGGTAGTAGTGCCATTACGCCGATGGCCGTTTTGGCCGACAGCGAAATGATTGTCGGAGACGGATCGGGCGACCCCGTAGCTGAGAGTGGCGCGACCCTCCGCACTAGCGTAGGTGTAGGGACGGGAGATAGCCCGCAATTTACTGGGATTGAATTAGGTCATGCGAGCGACACGACGCTGACCCGTGCGAGTGCCGGGAATGTCTCGATTGAGGGAAATGCCATCTATCGGGCTGGCGGGACGGATGTCCCAGTGACAGACGGTGGGACCGGTGTCTCCTCCCTAACGGATGGAGGGGTCTTGCTCGGGAGTGGGAGTGGGGCGATTACACCGATGTCGGTCCTGGCCGATAGCGAGATGATCGTGGGCGATGGATCAGGTGATCCAGTCGCGGAAAGCGGAGCCACGCTTCGTACCAGTATCGGGGTGGGCACGGGAGACAGTCCCCAATTCACCGGCTTAACTGTGAGTGGGACCGGCGCGTCCTCCCTCGATGTGGGTGGGGGCATCAATGTCGGCACCGGCAACGTGGCGCTGGTCGGGACAGACGGGAAGATTAACGGCCCACTTCGTTCGGCCATTATTGATGACCTGAGCGCGGCGAACATGACCGCTGTTCCGGCGGGTGAACTCGCGGGCACGATTGCGAATGCCCGTCTGCCGACGAATGTCGACCTCGGCGGGACGCTGGATGTCACCGGGGCCACCACACTGGATTCCACCTTGACGACCGCTGGGCGCACACTGTGCGGGACCGGGGTTACGACGAGTGACGGGATCTTGGCAGCAGCGACGACCTCGAATCACGTTGCAATCTTTGAGTCGGTACGAGACGACGATAACGGCTGCACAATCAACATTCGTCAAGCCTCTGCCTCTCCTGGCGATAATGACCAGCCAGGTCGCATCCATGTGTATGCGCGTGATGATGGGGCGACGTTTCGGAATACTCATCGGGTTGACTTTAACTTTGACGACGTTAGTGCTGGAACGACCGATTCGTCGTTCAAATTCGGCACCATGAACAACTCATCATCAGGCACGAACGCCACCGCGTCTTTGACGGCGGCGGGTGTCTGGACGGATGCCTCCGACGAGGACGCGAAGGAATATCTCGGGACCATCCAGGAACATATCGGCGGCAGCGTGCTGGATCAGCTCACTAATTTGAACACCGGGGTGTATACCCAGAAAGACCTCCCTCCAGGAAAGGCGGGGGAAACCCATGCCGGACCCACGGCCCAGGAGTGGTATACGTTATTTTCGCTCGGGCGCGACCCGGAGGTCTTTGATCCAGGCATTGGTGCGAAGGACCTTGCCTCGGTGGCGCTGGCAGCCGTGCAAGAGCTGGTGTCGGAGAATCAGACACTCGCGTCACGCATTGCCGCCTTGGAAGCAGCGGCTAATGCCTCCTGAGCAGCCTGGTCGAGACGACCCGTATTTCTATAACGCCAACAGTGCCATGCCACCGGCACCGCGCCATTTTCGGCCCGCGTCGAGTTGGTGGATCGGGCTCACCCGTGAGGGGTTTCGAGACCAACTTGCACACGAAAGATTGCGAATGCAACTGAGTGTGGCCCGTGAGCAGCCGGCCCGCGAGACGAGTGCCTAGCGATGGCGTATCCCATCCAGACACAAGTCTTTTCTGTCTTTCTCGGCACGCAGGAGGGAATTCATTCGGTCGCGTTACCCGCGATCTATTCCTCCAGCGGGAGTCGGAATCTCTGGATTGACAAACTCGGGCGGGCGAAGAAAATCCTCGGCTACAGCAAACAGAACAGCTCGGCGGTCACCACGAATACGGGCGCGAGTGCGACACGCCTTCGATCGCTGCGCGCCTATCGGCAGACGGGGGCGAGT